TCACCGGCATATTCGGCGCAGACCCGCCACATGCCCCTCGTCAACCTCCTCCATCAGACGAATGAGAGTCGCGTTCGCCTGTACCATTTCTTCTATGGTGACCGGGGACAGGTAGGTCAGATCGTCGATGCTATCGGAATGCGACTCGAGCTGCGCCAGTCGAGCAAGCGCGGCTACAGGTTCGGGTTCGAGTGTCGTCCCCGACCTCAGCAGCTCAAGCATCGCCTCGATATCGGTGCCACCTGGGCACCGGAAGGCCAGAAACACCTCGATAACGCGACGCAGCACATTCGGCATCATGTAGCCGTACTCATAGGCATCGCCTTGCGCCGCGAAACGAAGAACATGCTGAAACAGAAAATGATACTCAAAGTCATACTCGCGCAGCAGCCGGCTCATTTTCTGAAGCGATGATGTGCGGCGGCCATCCGCTGGAAGCCGAACATCCAGAAAAAACAAGGCGGCTGACGGCTCAGTCTCCTTTTTCTTGGGGCTCCATCTCGCCCTCCAGGCTTTCTTGAATTCGTTCATGAAGTGCTGATTATGGGTGAGCACGAAGAGCTGCGCCGCTCCTTCCAGACGGCTTTTCACAAGCGCGCAGCTAAAGTTCATTGCGCGTGTGTCGAGGCTGGAAATCGGATCATCGATCACTACGATTAGGTCGGACATTGAACGGCCATCCGCCTGAAGGCTGGAAATGAAGTAACACAGCGCGATCGCGGTCTTTTCGCCTTCGCTGGGACTACCTGTGATTGCGCAGCCGTATCGGTGGATCTCATAGCCCTCTTCAACGGGATGGACGGCAAGCTCGTCGTGGCCAAGGTAGCTGCGAATTAGACGGTTGATCGTTTCCGCTGCAGGGCCATGCTGTCTGATTTTAGCCCTGAGATCAGCTGCGTCTTGAATCAAACGTTGGCGCAGGCCGCTCTCCGTTTCGATCTCAGACTCCAATTGCCGGCAATTGTCGCTGAGTGATTCGAATTCCCGCCGCCATATATTCGCAAAATGGTAGCGGACTTCGGTCCGAGCGGCTTCGCGAAGCTGGTCAAATTTATCGGCCTCGAGGTTGTGCTCTCCGATGAGGCGATTGAAGTCTTCGAGGGCGCTGAATAGCGACCCCGACTGCTGCAAAACCTCGTGGGAGGGTGGCAGGCCTGTTGCAAGTATCTTTCTCGTTGGCCTTAAGGCCTTCTCGCTCAGGACATCTCGCACCTGAGCGACGATCGCCTGCATCGAACGGGCCTCGCGCCGAAGCCAGGACGCCGCACTTCTGAAGGTTTCTCGGAGTCCCGGCGCTATTTCCAGCTCGGCTGGGAGTGCCGTGCCGCTGGAGATTTTCGCAAGCTCGCTCCACCAGTACGCCGCTTTATCATGCGCTGTGCCAATCTGCCTCATGAACTCTGCCAAGCTATCATTCAGTGCGGCCTCAAGATCATCAGCTCTTTTCGAGGTGATTTCGTTGCCGCAAAGAAGACAGGTTTTGAGACCCTTCGCCCGGTGATAGTCGTTCCCCTGCTTGAGCCACGGCACCATTTCGGGGTGTTCGTGCATTTCTGCCAGCGCAACAGCCCCTGCGGTTGCATGAGCAAACGTCTCTGCGGCGTAGATCGTCCGATGCAGATCCTCAAAATCGAACTGGACCTCGTCGAGGGGAGGCAGTGCTTGTTCCTGGCGGCACAGGCCGATAGCAGCGTCGATTTTCGACTGGCTAAGCGTAAACTCCGGGGGAGCCTCAGATACGTCCTGAACGAACTTGGGCGCCTCATATCTGCGGTTCTGCAAACGCAATAGTTGTGAGATTTCCTGAGCTTTAGCTCGCTTAAATGCTGCAAACGCGCGATCGGCTGCATCGCGGCCGGCAGCGGCCGTTTTTGCTCTTTGAAGTCCCTCTTCGAGCGCCTGCTCCAGTCTTCCGAGCTGCTCAGCTGCGTCTGCCTGATCACGCCCAATATAAAAGATCGGATTGGCGCGCGCGTCGGACCATCTCAGATTTTCGGCAACAAAATCGGCATTGAACACCGCAATACGATGTTCCAACCCACTTAAGGTCACAGGGGAAGCCAGCCGATCGCCGTCATCGAGCTCTAACTCAAATTCCGTTTCTTGTGGCAATTGAGGGTGGAGCCTCCCGTCTTTCAGGGAAGCCAGGATCCGGGTGAGGGTGCTCTTACCTGAACCGTTGAACCCATAGATCAGATTGTAGCGTCTAAAACCGAGAGAAGGGGATTGGTGAGTGCGTTCCGCGAGGACGCCAGCCCCGGAGAGAGCTCGGATGTTTCGGATCGTTGACGGCATCCATCCCTCGTTCCGTGGTCGCTGAAGTTCATCCGGATATGACAACTTCCCGCACCCTCTTAGTGCGCTCGCCGCTGCCCACCTGATAGCTTAACTCGACTGTCTCGATCGTCGCCCAGGCGAACAGCTCGCGCACCTCGGGCACGTCGTTCAACGACAGGATGAAGCGGCCTTGAAGGCCCTGTAAAGCGGCGCTGAGGCGTTCGAACTCCTGGCGCCCGAATAATCCCCGGCCATAGAAGTGCTCGGTCCCCCAATAGGGCGGGTCCAAATAGAACAGCGTGCCCGGCCGGTCCCAGCGCGCGATGAAGTCCTGCCAAGGCAGGCATTCGATCCAGACGCCGGCGAGGCGGTCATGGACGGCCTCCAGCAGCGGTTGCAGCCGGGTGATGTCGAAGCGAGCTGGTCCCTTGGTATCGATGCCGAAGCTGCGACTGGCCACCTTGCCGCCAAAAGACAGCTTCTGCAGGTAGAGGAATCGGGCCGCCCTTTCGAGATCGGTCAGCGTCTCCGGATCCTGGGCGTTCAGCCGCTCGAATTCGGCCCGGCTCGAAAGCTGCCAGCGGAGCATGTCGAGGAAGGCCTGATAGTGCCGCTGCAGCACGCGGAAGAAGATGGCCACGTCGCGCGAGGCGTCATTGATGACCTCGGCCTTCGGTTTCGTCGGCCGGCGCAGGAAGACGCCGCCCATTCCCACAAACGGCTCGGCGTAGGTGGTGTGCTCGATGGCGCCGATCCGCTCGACGAGCGTGCGGGCGAGCTGCTTCTTGCCGCCGACATAGCCGGCAACGGGCGTGATGGGTCGGACTGCGTTCATCAGATTTTAGAGCCTGTCAGCGCCCGCTATGGCGCGGCCTCGTGGCCGTCGTGGCGGGCGATGTGATGTCAGTCTCGTCGGGCGGCGCTCCCTGCAAGTTGAGCCGCCGGAGCCGCAAGGCTCCCCTGTCACGTCACTGGGTGTCCTGCCGGGGCTGGAAGGTCAGGCTGTGAAAGCCGCGTCGATCTCTGCGGTGCTGGTAATGGTGCCTGCCGCGATCGCCTCCGCGATCTCGCGCTCGCGCCGGAACAGGCCGCGGACATGGCGGCCGACCGCGAGCGCGATCGCGTGCAAGGTCGCGGCGTCGAGCGTCACCCAGCCGCTGGCGGCTTTGAAATCGACTGGCTCTTCCGGATCGACCTGCGCCAGGGCATCAGCCCCGGCGATCATCGCTTGCGATGCACGGCTTGTATCGATCGTCTGGCCGGCGGCGGTGATGCCGCCGATTTCGAGCTGCCAGCGCCTCTCCGCCGCATAAGCGATCAGGTCGAGGCTAGGCGCCCGGGGACGAACAAATTCGCCGGCGATATCAACCCAGCCGATCTCTGCGTTGTCCGCGACCTCGACCAGGCCGGCAAGGAAATCGGGATGGAAGCAGTCGGCCAGCGTTGTAGGGCGGGAGATCAGTTCGCCGTCCTGGTTCTCCTCCGTGACGGTCTCCGGCACGCCCTCCGGCAGCTTGATGAATTCGACGATCGTGTCGGCGACAGTGCGAGCGAGCTTCATTTCAATAGAACTCCGCAATCACGAGGCCAGATTTGCCGTTGCCGCCGGCTGCGGCGCCGATACCGCCCGTCGCCCCGTTGCCTCCTTGGCCGTAGAAGAGGCCGTTGCCGCCCGCTCCGGCGCTGAACTGCAGGTAATGGTTCGGAACCTTCCAGGACCCGCCACCAGTTCCGCACGAGGCCACGCTGCCTAGATTGCCACCGTTCGAACCGTTGCCGCCGTTCTGGCTGAAGGAACCGCCGGAGCCCCCGGAGCCTCCCGCGCCGCCTTGGCCATATGTTCCGCTGGCTCCCGCTCCGAACAGGCCGCCGGCGGCCGTCATAAGCGAGCCGACCGATGTCGAACCGCCATTCGAACCGTTGGTGCCGGCAATCGTGCCTCCGTTGCCACCTGTGCCGATCGAAACCGCGTGCGTGGCTGCCGGGACCACCGTAAAAAGGCCTTCGCGATACTCTCCACCGCCACCGCCGCCGCCGGCGCCTCCGGAGGCATTGATGCCGCCCCCTCCGCCTGCACCGCCCCAGCTCATCAACTTGAGGACAGTGCACCCGGCTAAGATCGTCAGCGTGCCGCTCGCGGTGAAGATGGCGCGGCCGCGCAAACCGGAGACATCGCTCGCAACAGGGGACGTGCAGTAAAACGCGTTGGCCGGCCCGAATACGAAGGTCAGGATCTGCCCGGCAACGGCATCGCCTGGCTGCATGGCAGTGCCGTCGCGCTTGAGCAGGCTCACCGCGCCAATTCCATCGACATCAAGCGTCATGGGGCCGGAATTGGTCGCCGCGATCTTGAGCCTGAGGGGCAAGCCTTTCACATACCTCGCCAAGTTGCGCTCCAGATCGGCAGTCAGCGCATTCGGGCTTCCACCCACCTCGACGTAATTCAGCACCTGCGACCGGATCGCCTGGAGGAGCTGAGTAAAATCAGCGTTGCTCGGATTGCCCCCGCACGCTTCGATCAGGCCGACGATCTCTTCCTGGATCGCGTTGTGCCAGACCGCGGCGAGCTCGGTCCCAGGAATGCCGGCGACCGTATCCTTGCCGCGGAATCCGCGACGGCCGCCGCCGAGGTCAATCGTGTTGGCGCCGATAATGCGATCCATGTGCCTGCCTCAGATATAGCGAAAGGCGACATCCGTATGGGCCGGTTTGGCCCTCCGGATGTCGCATTCGACGTCGGAAAGGGTGATGTCGAGCAGGAGGTCGCCGGCCTGGGACTCGTTGACCTTGGCGACAATCTCGCCCAGCAGCGCGAGCTCGACGGTCCAGCAGAATTGCTCGGGACTCTCGATGAGTTCGTCGCCGGCGACGGCGGCGTCGGCCATGGACACGCGGTTCTCGACGATGGCGATGGCGACACCGCGCTTGGCAGCAAGACCCACGAAGTAGGAGATCGAGGCGCCGCCCCGCGCCGTCCAGCGCTGGTGGGCCAGCTGTCGGCGCTGCTCGAGGGACATGGTGCCCGGATCGCGCCCACACGGATCGGGCCCCAGTACCCGCTCGAAGTCCGGCAGGAGCAGCGTCGCCGTGCGCGGGTCGATCTCCTCCAGCATCGCCTCGGCGGTCTCCTCGAGGGCGGCGATGCGCTTGGCGAGCGGTTTGAACAGGGTTTCAAACAGGCTGGGCTTGGCGACCGGCGCCGCCTGTGGCCACACCCAGCCGCGCGGAGCGTGCGCGATGAGATCGGCCTGGACCTGCTCGGCCGAGCGGCTCATGGGATCACCCAGACGATGGCCCCGCGGGTCGCGAGCTCGCGGGGGGTGCAGACGACATCTCCGGCCGGGATCGCCAGCTCGTGCGCATATTCGCCATTGGCCGAAGAGATCGCCTCGGAGATCCGCGAGTGCGGCAGCGTGCCGCCGATCTGCGACTCGCGGGCGAAGAAGTCGTCCAGCGCCGCGGCGACGGCCGCACGATTGGCCACGGTGTCGGGAGTGAGCTTGATCGTGAACGGCTGGACCTTCGCGACATAGGCCAGGACATAGACCTCGGCCGTCACCGGGCGCAGGGTCTCGAGCAACGCGGCGATCGCGTCGAGTTCTGCGTCGGTGGGCTCGACCGGAGCCGTCGCGGTTCCCATGGCGACTACGACACCCAGGCTGCCCGGCCCGACCCAGTTGGCGACGACGGCGACTTTCGAGGCCGCGAAGCTGTTGAAGACCCATTTGGGATAGTCGAAGGCCGCTCCGCCATGTCCCGGCTCGCGGATGACGGCGAGCAGCCGGGCCAGTAGCGATTCAGGTGTCTCTTCATCTGCGCCGCCGGCAAGCCCACCGGCGTCGAGCGTCGCCACTTGCGGATCGAGGCCCGCAAGCGAGGTGACGATCGGCAGCGAGGCTCCGCCCGGCGTGTTCGCAGTCGTTCCGCCGGCTGTGGCGACCAGGGCGAGCGTCGCCAGTCCAGCGCCGTCGACGGCACCACTGGCGGACGTTTCGACGAGAACGCCGCCGGGCGTGCGCAGCTGCAGGCCGCTGGGGATGGCGGTGCCAGCCACGCCCGTGAAGACGGCATAGCCGACCGCCTTCGTCGCCTCGCGCTGATAGACGCCCCAGATCGAGGCGTGGCGCTTGAGCTGCTCCAGCTCGGCCGTGTCCGGCATGTACTGGTCGCCCCACCAGCGCAGATGCAGGTGGGTCATGAACAGCCCGAGGCTATCCGTGCGTAGATGGGCCGAAATCAGGCCCTTCTCCGAGCGAACCGCGCGGGCTATCGCAGCAGGGTCGGCATCGGGCTTCAGCGCGATCAGCGCCGCCTCCATCTCGGCCTGTGCAGGCTCCAGGATTTCGGCTGGGCTCGGGAGCGGGAATGGCATCAGCTCACCTGGATGCGGCGCTCGACGGTCGAACCGTCGATCATGCAGCGAAGCGCCAGCAGACCTTTGCGCAGCCACTCCGCCGAGACCTCAGCCGGCCGGCCGATCTCCTCCTGCGACCAGGCCAGAGCCTCCTCGGCCCAGAAGGCGCAGAAGCGGCGGGTGGTCTCGGTCTGCTTCGCCCGATCGAGCAGCCAGAGGCGGCAGCCGATCTTGCGACCGAGCGGGTCAAGTGCGTCGCCGGCCCAGCCGCGGCGGGCCACGAAGGAGCTCGGGGCGTTGAGGGCATCGATGCCGGAGGGCAACTCGTCGTCCGGCTCGGCGCGGCGATCGGTGCCGAGCGAGATGAGCATCGGCGTGACCGGGGTTTCGTCGAGCAGGAGATCGCCATCCGCGCCCAGCGCCAGATCGGCGCGGCGCGTCGGCGGGTCATAGACCAGAGCTGCGTCGAGGAAAGCGGACATGGCGCCGAAAATGACGCGCGCGCGCAAGCTGCGGCACGCCCCGAGATCGGGGCGGCTGGACATCTCACCAACCGCTCTTCAGATTATTTGAGGAGGCGCGATGGCCGAGACCTACGATTTCCCCGTGCCAAGATATCTGTATCGGTTTCGCCGAGATTCAGAACGTCATGTCGGCGAAATCGAGCAGTCTTACCTGTGGTGCGCCGACTTCCGGTCCTTGAATGATCCGATGGAAGGCTTGTTTCGGAGCGCCGACAGGAGCTGGCGGGAGGCTCTCCGCGTGGAGAAATACCAAACGGGGATCTGCAGCCTGACTGAAGATCCTCGCAATGTGCTGATGTGGGCACACTACAGCGACCAGTTTAACGGCTTCTGCGTCGAATACGACACATATGCGCTGTTGGAAGTGATCCAATCGGCACTGCTCGTCCGAGTTCGCTATTCCGACGACATTCCCCTGCCTAGCCTAGGGGGAGACCCATTCGAAAGTGCGAAGAGTGTTCTCTCGAGCAAGGGCAGCGATTGGGCCTACGAACGAGAATGGCGGCTGCTGAAACGAGGTGCGGGGCGCCAGCACTATGACCACTCATCACTCAAGGTTGTATCCAGAATCTTGGTAGGTAACCGCGCTAGTCAGTATCTGATGAAGGGTCTCAAATTTGCCGCTCCGACCGTTCCCATCGAACGGATACGGCTCCGCGACGGTAAAGTCATGATCAAACGTGAGGCTCGGGATCCGGCCCGATAACGGGGATGACCGAGCAAAAGATCCCCTCATCGTTCAGCACGAACCAGTTTGGCCCCTTGCGCAGCTTGGCATAGTCCGGCCGCAAGACAGCGCGAGCGTCACCTGCGACCTTGGCGACCACCCGGTCCTCGGCCACCTCGACCGTTGTCTCCTTCACCTTCACCAGCACCTTGCGGGTCGTCAGAATTTCGATCGTGCCGTCGTCCTTGATGTGGATGCGGTCGCCCTTGGCGTTATACTGGGCGCTCTCCCCCTCTTTCAGGTTCCCGAGGCGGCTGCCTGGCGCCGCCACCGGCAGCCCGGCCAGATCGCCCTGGTCGCCGCCGATCGCCAGCACGATCATCAGCCCGCCAGCGGGCGGCCGCGAAGCGAAGCCGAATGGCTGCACCACCTCGACATCGGTGCGGTCGACATGGCGATGCGTGGTGACGCTCGCCGTCTGCATCGCGCCCTTGTCGTTGGTCGAGCGGACGACGCCGCGCAGGACGGTGCCGCGATAGGCGTGGGCGTGCTCGCGATCGTCCATGGTCACCTCACAACGGATAGGCGGTGGAATCGAGCTTGCCACCCTTGCCGGAGCTGGCCTTGCCCTTGGCCTTGCCGGAGCCCTTCTCCGCACGGCGATCGTTCTCGGCCAGGACGTCGTAGGCTTCCGGGCCGGTGAAGCGCAGGCGGGATTTCGGGCCACGATCGTCGTAGGTGACGCGCACGCCGGCGATGAGCATGTCCCGGTCGATGTTGGAATAGGCGTCGACGACATCGGAGATGGTGTTGGGCTTCCAGAGCTCGCCGTTGGCCCGGAAATCCGGCCAGGCGTAGTCCTCTTTGTCACCCTTGCCGCGGCGGGTACGCATCTCCCATTCGGCCTGGCGCTGGGCATCCAGATGCGTCGCCTTGGTTCGCGCCATGGCGATGAAGGGCCGCCACCGCGTCACCTCGGAGTCCTTGGCGTAGCCCATGACGAGCGTGCCTGAACCCTCGGGCTCGTCCTCCGGATCCGACGAGGCGGCGGCCGGCGCCGATGGCGCCGCATCGAGCGGCTGGGCGGTGGCGTCGAGGGCCGCCGCGTTGCCGCGCCTGCCGCCGTTCTTCTCGCTCTGACCCTTGACGAAGTAGTCGCTGAAGCGCTCCCGCGCCGAGAAGGAACCGCGCAGGCGCGTGACGTTCCCTGGGAAGCGGATGCCGGCGGCCGCGCGCTCCTGGCCGGACCGGGTGATCACGAGGGTGCCGACGCGGTCGGTGGTGATCAGGACGCCGCGCTGCTTGGCATATTTCGACAGGGCGGAGAGCACGGTCTCGCCGGCCTCCACCGTCATCTTGTCGAAGTTGGGCGAAACGTCCGTGTCGCATCGGACCTTGATGCCGAACGGCTTGCAGAGCTTCTCGGCGAATTCCGTCAGCGAGAGGTCGCGGTATTCGTGCTTGCCGCGCGGATCGGGCGGGCAGTCGACCAGGTCGCCGGTGACGTCCCGGCCGGAGATCACGACGCCGTCCTGGCCGATCGAGGCGTCCGGCATCACCTCGTCGATCCAGCCGATCAACCAGAGTTCGTCATCGACGAAGATCTCCGCCTTCTTGCCCCAGTCAAGCGGACCGGAGCCGTCGACCGGCGTGGCATAGTCCCAGCTCTGCATGGCCCGGAATTCGTCACGGCAGGCGAGCTCGAATGAGGCGGAGAGTTCGCTGAGATCGTGACAGAGATCGACGCGATAGAACTGGTCGAAGATCTCGCCGTCGATCTTGAGCGAGATCCGTCGCGTCGGCTCCAGCGCGGGTCTCACAGCAGCACCTCGATCGGGCCGGCGCCGAGCGAGGCGGGGTGGCGCAGGCGGTTGCGGCGGACGATATCCTGGGCGTAGCCGAAGACGGCCTTGGGATCGTCGCCGGCGAGATGCTGGGCGAGGAGCAGCGCAGAAGCATTGCCGGGCGGCGTGATCCGCTGCACCGCCGGCAGGCGGCCGATGGTCTCCGAGAGATCGGCGGCCAGCCTGGCGCGGGCCTCGCCAAGCGCTCGCCACAGAGCCGCAGCCGGGGCGACCTGGTCGGAAGCCAGGGCCGACGCGCTCGTCATTCCGCGGCGAAGCCGGTCGTCGATGGTCGCGGCATAGGCCTGCGCGTCCTGTCGCGCATTGAACGGGATTTGAACGACGAGCCGGGCCGCCTCCGCCAGGCATTCGGCCTCGGCCGCCAGCAGCACGGCTTTTTCCGCGACCGAGGTCGGCAGCTCGGCCGGCGCGATCGCGCTTAGGCCGACCAGCGGCACCGACTCGCTCGGACGAAGCCGGCGGCCGATATCGGTCGCGATGGACATCAGCAGCGTGGCGCCCGCGCGCGGATCCGCGACCGGTGCCGCAGCCGCAGCCGGGCCGGCACCGATCCCGGAGGCCGGCTGCGGCCGATACGCGACCGAAACGGCGGAGGCAAGGTCGGCCGGCACGGCGGCGAGCGCTGCCGCGCGATCAGACCGGGCCGGGAGCGACAGGGCGACGGTCACGGCGGCGTTCGCGGCCGTGACAGCGGGCATCAAGGCGGAGGAGCGCGAGGCCTGCGAGGCCCAGCCGCCGGCGATCGAGACCGAGGCCGAAACCGCGGCGATCGCGCGGCCATAGATCGCGGCGGCCATCGGCGAGGCGGCAAGAGCAAACCGGGCGAATTCCACGGCCGCGCCGGTGAGAACCGAAAGCGACGACAGCAGGGCGCCAAGCGTGGCGATCGCGCCGGCGCCGGTGACGACGGGATCAAATTCGGCATCGATCCGCGCGACGCGCAGCTCCTTGACGTCGAACTCGATATTCGCCGGCCGGAACAGGACGCAGCGGATCGGCCCACGCCAGGGATGGACGAGGGTCGCCGGGCCGGGCGCGCGGAACGCGGCGTGCAGCGCCTGCGCCTGGGCGATGTAGTCGTCGCCGATGACGAGGCCCGACATCCGGATAGGCCCGTCCAGCGGGCCGGTATCGTCGTGCGTCTTCAGGTCGAGTCCGGGAAACAGCACCTGGTGGATGCGCCGGCCGACCGAATGCTGGGCGTTGATCACCCAGAAGCGCTGGCCGCGCCACGCGGCCGGCATCAGCCCGGGCAGAAGGCCGTCCGCGTCGTCGAACAGGCTCATGCGCGCCCCAGCATGGTGCCGCGGTTCGGCGTCACCGGCACCGCAGGGTTCTCCGACTGAACATTGACGATGCGCGAGCCTTCGGCTGCCTCGACGACGATGCGGCCGCCGACATTGACGTTGCTGTTGGACGCCGGGCCGCCAGCGGTGCGGGTGAAGCCGGCCGAGCCGCCGAGGCCGCCACCAGGCGCCGAGCCAGGCGTGATCGTGCCGGTCGGGTTGCCCATCGGATCGACGCCGGTGCCACCGGTCGCGCCGGGGGCCCTGGGCGCGGCACTACCACCGCCGAGCCACGCCGGAAGCGTCGGCCACTTGATGACGTTGCTGAGATCGATGTTGCCGATGGCCGCGACGATCCGGCCCGGGATGCCCCTGCACCATTCGATAAACTCCCAGAACTTCTTCTCGGCCGCATCCGTCAGCGCGCCGATCAGTTGGGCGCCGGCAGCCGTCAGCACGTTGACATTCGCGATGACCGCCCTGCCGATCTCGACCACGATCTTCAGTCCGAAGGCCGCGATCGCGACGAGGCCCTGCGCCAGCCCGTCGCCGATCGCCGCGATCAGCTTGCCGCCGGACTCGATCATCCCGGGGAGCGCCTCCAGGATCGCCGGCACGAGTTCCTGGACCTTTGTCTTCACCCAGGAGATCGCCGCATCGAGCGCCTGGCCCGACTTGATCGACTCCCAGGCTGACGAGAACGCGCTGGCGATGCTGTCCCACAGTGCCGAGAGCTTCGGGCCGAGGGTCTCCCAGTTCTGCCAGACATAGACGGCGCCGGCGGCCAGCGCCGCGAGGCCGACGATGATGAGGCCGATCGGCGAGATCAGCAGAGCGATGGCAGCCGCCAGCGCTGAGAAAACGGGCGTCAGAATGGCGATGCCCGCGCCCAGCACGAGGAGCGCGCCCGTCCAGGACAAGACGCCGTCGATGAGGCCCGGCCAGCGCTTGTCGATGGTATCGATCCACTTGAGCAGATCTTGGATCGCTTTCATCGCGAAGGGCATGTTTGACGCGAAGGCGAGCCCGATACGATTGCCGAGCGCGTTCATCACCACGCCGAATTGCTTCATCTGTGGCTCCAGGCCGCGCATGCGGCTGGCGAAATCGTCGATGATCACGCCGACGCCGGCCTCTTGAAGCTGGCGTTTGAAGTCCTTGTACTTCTCAAGGTTCTGCATGAACGGCAGCAAGAACCCCAGCACCTGCATATCGGCGTACAATTTGCCGACCTTCGTGCCTTCCAACAGTGTTTGAACCTGTTTCTCCCGCTCCTTGTCGCTGATCCCGGCTTTCTTCATGATCTTGTCGAGCTCGGCCTGCTGCGGCTTGAGCTTGCTCATCATCTTCTGGAGAACCGCTTCGACAGGGTTGATGCCCTTCGCGGCTGCATCGGTCATCACGCCGGTGACATCGACATTCAGCTCCTTCTCGAACTTCTTGATTGCCTCCGGTGCGTTGACCTTGGTCAGGAAGTTGTTGAGGTTCGTGGCGGCCTGGCCGGGATTAGCGGTGCCCAGCATGGCGATCTGCAGCGAGGAGCCAAGGGTCTCAACCGCCTCAGTCCCTTTGATGCCGAACTTCGCCATCTGGGCAGTCAGCTCTGGGAATTCACGCGCCATGTCGCGGAACTCGAAGCGGCCGAGCTTGCCCGCCGTTACGAGCTTGCCCAGCATCGCCTCCATCTGGTCCGCCGGAACCCTGAGGGTTTCGCTGAGCGAGAAGGCTGTTTTAGCTGTGTCCTCGATGGTGGCGCCCGTTGCGGTCGCAACCTTCGCGATCGTCGGCAGCAGCTTGTCGATCAGCGTGGGATCCATGCCGGCTGCGATCAGGAGCTGGGCACCCTTGGCGACGTCCATCGATGCCTGCCCGGTATCGAAGGCGAGCTTCTGGTAGCGCGTCGACAATTCGCCGATCATTTGCTCGACCCCGCTACCCACCTTGCCCGCAGTGATGGCGATATCCCGGAGCTGGGCATCCCAAGCCGCAGCCTGCTGGAGCGGGGCGGTGAAGGACAGAGCGGCCAGCGCTCCGCCGACCACACCGATGCGCCGGCCGAGGTTTGCCACTGCGTTGGCTGTCGCACCGATCCCGCGCGTGAGGCCGCGCAGGGGCGCCGTCAGGCGGTCGACCAGCTGGACGAGGACAGAGACCTTGAGGTTCGGATCGGCCATATCGCTATCCTTGCCCGGCCTTCTGCCGCTCGATCTCGGCGGCCGCGCGCTCCTCGAGCTGGGCGGCAATGTTGTGCTGCCAGCGCAGCTCGCGAAGCGTCAGGGCCTCGGCCTTGTCGAAGCCGCCGCCGAAATAGCGGGCGACGGCACCGACGATCAGCCACCATTCTTCAGGGCAATCAGCCCTGAAAGTAGGTGATGACGTCGGTCGCCCCCTTCACGTCGCGCGAGGAGAGCCGGTCGAAGAGGACGTTCATGCGCGCAACCGACATCCGCGTCGCCCTGGCGAGGAAGACGATGGTACGCTTGATCTCATCGCTCTCCTGGGAGGCCAGGCGGATATCGAGCCCGGTGAGCTCATGAAACGCCAAGGACTCGTAGACTTCGTCGCGCTCCTTGCCGGAGCCGGTCTTGATCCGAAGCGTGACCGGTTTGACCAGCTTCAGCGTGACCGAGCCGTCATCGTTGAGCGTGGCGCGGTCCGGCAGCTCGGCCTTGCCGAGATCCTCGCCATCCTCGGTTTCGATGACGATCGCGTCGGTCGCGGTGTTCGCGATCGCGCCGGCTGCCTCATCCGTATCGTCGATGACGACGACGTCGTTTGCCTCGGGTTTCAATTCACGATCTCCTCATAGTCACCACCAGCCCATTTGAGGCCGACCTTGCCGCCCTCGCCGCCGGTGAGCTCGCGGTTGTCGGTCAGGAAGGCGTCGGGCCAGACGAAGGTCTGCCCGGTGTCGCAAAGCACCTGCAGCTCGCCTTCCTCGTTGGTGTAGAGCGCCTTGACGCTCTGGCCGCGCTCGTAGGCGGTCGTCGCCTCGATCGTCGAGGCCTCGTACTCGCCGGCGCGGCCGACCTTGCGGCCATAGACGACGGGATTGTTCTTGATGCCGCCGAGCTTGAGCTTGGCCCCCTTCTCGACCGGGATATTCCGGCCCTTCCAGACGATGTCGATGATGCCGAGCGTCTGCGTCATCGCGTTCTCCTTTCAAGGCGCCTTGAAGCGCCGGCTGATAGGCTTCGACCGACTCGACGTCAGGCCAGGAATTCGAGCGCCGCGGCGAGCACCATCTGGTTGCCGATCATCCTGATGATCTGCCGGGAGTTCATGCGATTCTTGTCGCTGACATCGCGCTCGAAGCTGCTTTGGGCGACGGTCTCGGCGACATCCTCGATCCAGGCCTGGCGCTCGTAGAGCTTGCAGCGCGTTGCCCAGGATCCGTGCATGCGGCGCGGCGTGACCACCGCGTCGTTGTTGTTCGCGGCCGGGCTGTCGTCGTCGGCAAGCTTGTGGCGCGGATAGAGCAGCGTGACATAGGTCGCCCAGTCGTATCGGATCCGCGTCGCCGTCTTCGGCACCATGATGTCGAGAAAGGCGGTGTCCGGCGCCCCGAGCGACGTCGTCTTGTAGGCGGTGATGACGCGCTCGATCACGATCGTGCCGTCTGCCAGGCGGTTCCAGGTCGAGATGCCCTGGCGCAACAGGAGGTCCCGCTCGGTATCGGTGAAGCAGTCGACCGACTCGGGGCCGGCAATGCCCGTTAGCTCCAGCCCGCGCAGCTGGCGCGCCGGATCGTTGGTGAGCTGGAAGGCGCAGATGCCGGCGATCACCGAAGCCCACTCCCACGGTGCCGAGAGCGCATTCTTGGCGCCGATCGGCGAGAGATAGGGCGAGTTGGTCAGCGCGCCCTTGGTGCCCAGTTGGCCATAGGTGCCGGCGTGCCCGACATAGGCGTGACCGTCCTTCCTGCCCATCGCCTGGTAGCGCGCGGCGAGCTCGCCCGTGAGGGCCGCGAGATTGGCGGCGTCGTCCCAGGGCATGATGAGGTCGGTGAGCCACTCGTTGGCGAGGGCCGCGATCAGCGTAGCCACGTCAGGGTTGCCTGAGCCGGCCGTGCCGGCGGCGATCGCCACCGCGATCGTACCGGGCAGGACCTCCTCGGCGAACTTGCGCAGGCGGACATCGATCGCGTTGCCGCATTCGCCGGCATGCTTGGCGGTCAAGGTCACGACGCCGGCGGCCGAGGTCGCCACGACGGGCATGTCGGCGTCAGCGTTGATCGCCGCGACGGCGGCGGTCGCGAGCTGGGTCACGCTCATGGCCGCGGTTGCCGCGCAGCGGACCCGGCGGTTCTGGATATAGATCGGGATCGTGCCCGAGCCGGAACCGGTGAAGGTCATGGTCTTCGTCGCCTTCACGCCGGCGCCGTTGTCGGCGAGCGCGATCGCATAGAAGCGCGTCGTCTTGTTCACCTTCTTGAAGGCGGCGACCATCTGCTGACCGATCGACCCAGCGCCGAACAGCACGGTGGCGTCTTCCGCCCGAGTGATCTCGTAAAGCTGGCCAGCGACTGCGATGCCGGCGGCGAGCTTCTGCACGAAAGCGACGACGCGGGTCGGGAACGCGACCAGCCCCATGTTCTGGTAGTTCGGGCGCACCTCGACATAGGTGCCGGGGACGCGCCAGTCATACGGGATCTCGTTAAAGTTGATCATCGCTGCGGATCCTTACTTGTCGCCTTCGGGCTTGGCGGGCCTGGCCGGCTTCGGCGGCTCGGCCTCGACCAAGTCGCCGTCATCGAGACGGCGGCGGACGAAGAGCGAGAGTTCCGCCCAGTCGCCCTCGGCCGGCCAAGGCGAGCCGTCCTGCTCGCGGCGGACGGTCCGGCCTTCGGCCGCCTTCAGGAATTTGCGTTCGTCGCTCATGGCTGCCTCACATCGAGGGGGGCGTCGCGCTCCTGGCCATCCGGCCAGGGCTCGAATTCGGAGATCATGCGGAGGAAGCCGGGCGCGTTCGCGAGGTCGCCGTCGACATCGCCGATCGCGGTGAGCAGCCCGATGTCCACCGTGGCCATCGCCATGCCAGCGGCGTCGTAGCCCTCGGCATAGGCCTGGGCGGCGGCGCCGATGGCAAAGGTGCCGAGGCCCGCAACGGTGAAGCCGTTGACGAGCGCGATCGCGCTGGCAATCGACGGGAACAGGCCCGGGCCGGCGGCGTCGCTGAGGAAGCGCGACTTCGGGCCGTTCGGGTTCTTGACCACGATGGTGAGCCGCAGGCCGAGATTGCCCTGGAACCGCCGGCCGATCACCTTGTCGGAGGGCGCGGGGTTGAACTGACGCCAGCCAAGGCCAAGGCAGGGCGTGCGGCGCACGATCGCCTTGAACTCGTCGATCGACATGGGGTCGGCGACGATGTGGAAGTCCCAGAGCTTGGGCTTGAAGAAGGTTTGAAGCCGTGGCTGAAGCGCGCCGAAGGCCGCCGAGATCGGATCGAGCTCGCTCATAGGCCGCGCTCCCCGAAGACGCCATACATGCGCTCGCGGTCCTGCGTCCGGCCGACGCTGGATGGCAGCACCGGCGCAACGCCCTCGAGCGAGACCGTTCCGGCGGCGATCTGCGTCAGCCAGGCGATGGTGTCCTTGCGGTCGTTGATCACCTGCGTCGCCGGCTCTCGATCCCCGCCGGTGCTGAGCTCGTACCGGGCCAGGAGGCAGGAGGCGCGGGTGATGACCTGGGGAACGGGTGCCAGCGGCACCGGGTAGCGCTTGCGCAAATAGGAATCGATGATGCTGTCGGCGTCGGCAACTGCCTGCTCGACCGGCCCCGCCGTCACAGTCTCCGGCAGCTCGCCGTCGACAGAGGAGAGCCGGAGCATCTCCCTCTCGCCGTAGCGGCCGATCATGTCCTGGACGGTGGCGTAGGCCATGGTGGTTCCCAAAGCGACGGCCGCCCCGCACGCCGGCGGCCGTCAGGTCTTGGGATGTCCGGGACAGAGCCAAGCCGAAGCTTTCTCCTCCTAACCAGGCTGCCCATCGTGCGAAGGCGACCCGGACCCGCTCTCGGGGGTATTTCGTCAGTCGCGGCGCTGCTTGACGTAGGCCTCGCCAACCTCGCGGACTTCCTCGTCGGTGGGCTCGAAGCCGATCTGCGTCGCGATGCGACGACGCGCTTCGGCGCGCAGCAGGCCGGCCTGGGTGAAGTCGCCGATTGCGAAGCTGGGCACGAGTTCGAGGAGCGCAGCCAGACGCTCCGTTCCGGGCGGCAGCGGCTTCTCCGGCGAGGCGGCGACCCCATCCGCAAGCGGCGGATCCAGCACGCCATCGGGAACCGTCGGCGGGTTCGGCGTCGGCGTGTGGATCTCGGCCACCACATCGCCGCTCGGCAGCGGATGGCTGATGATCGTGGTCAGCATCGGCTCGTCCTGGATCAGCTTGAGCTGGCCATCCGTGAAGCGCGACAGCGGATAGGTCTCGTCGGAAGAATGAGCGATGCCACCGCGCCGGAAGCCGTCATGGGCTCGGCTGATGATGCGGATGGTGGCGACGCCGGCGGCAGCCGCCGCGGCGCTGCCCATGTCGGCGGCGGAGAGCGCCACCGCGGCCATGAGGTGAAGGCGGGACCCGATGATGGTCATGATGATCTCCGGTGGGGGCGTTCTCTATGGAACCGCCGGGATCGCCGGCGGCTCGTGACAGGACGTCGCGGTCAGGCGAGCCAAGGGCAGACCATGACCTCGGCGGTGCCCTTCCACTCGTTGGAGGCACCGTTGGGAAGGTGGTCGTTGGTCATCAGTCGGTTGGCGGCCCCTTCAAGGCCCGGCGGCACGAGGAGCAGACGCGGCTTGATGCCGAGCGGCCGACCATGATCGCCCTTCATCGACATCAGCGAGGAACGGGCCGTCGCGTAGTGGTCCGCATCCAGCGTCTGCTTGGAGCCCCAGGCGAACTGCCAGAAACCGAACCCGACATTGTGACGGGCGTCGGTGCCGTAGACGTACTCCTGCCGGTCGAAGACGTTGGCGTCGGTCTCCTTGTCCATGGAGACGAGGTTCCAGGCTTTGCGCTTCTGCAGGATGATCGGCTTCAGGAAGCGGCTGTCGTCGATCAGGAACCAGGGCGTACCGGACCCGCCATCGGTGTTGGCGACCGAGTTGATGGTGACGCCATCCTCCGCGATCACCGGGTGGTCGGTATCGAAGAAGTACTGCTTGTCGTAGCAGTTGGTCGAAAAGCCGGCCTTCAGCAGCGCGAAGACGAGCTGGTCGTAATGCGAGCCGGAGGCCGAGCCGAGTTCCGTGAAGAGCGGGCCGTAGATCCCGAGATTGTCGTCCTCGATGTCGGGGCGCGAGACCGAGATCGTCACCTCATAGGGCAGATTGCGGATCGTATAGCCGCCCTGGGTAATGTTATGGACGACGCGATCGCCGACCCATTGCCGCACGTTCGGCACCTTGCCGAGCCAGCCATAGTCCTGCTCGCGCGTAGTCGACGGCACGACGGTGGCGATGCGCCCGAACTGCGTAGCAGCCTGGCTATCCAGACCGGTCTTGAAGGCGGCGTTGAAGCCGATGAACAGCGTTCGGAGGGAAGCCTGGTTGATCTGCATGTGAAGCGCCTCTGAGAGGAAAAGGGCCGGCCGTCAGAGGCCGGAGCGGACCCAGACGCCCTGGGCGTCCACATCCATGATCTTGCCGGCCACCGAACGCGTGTTCGTTCCGTTGGTCTTCGCCACCGTCTGGTCGTCGACGATGTAGCAATCGGCCCCGATATCGGCGGCGGTGATCGCGTCGCCGGCGGTCGAGTTGTTCCAGCGGAAGCTGCCGCGCCGGACCTTGACGGTGACGGCGTCGTCGGCGCCGGCCGCATTGTCGACGAAACCTTCGCAGCGGCCGACGCCCTTCAGCGTGGTCGCGGTGGCGCCGGGCACCAGGCGGCCATTGGCGTCGAGCGCCAGCAGCGCGCCGGCGTAATACCGCTTGGCCGCAGCCGCCGGGCGCTCCAGGAGGTCGGACTTGCGGGTCGGCGTGTTGCGGTCGGCGTTGAGGGCGGTCATCGATCAAGGTCTCCGTGGGACGCGGGGCGGCCGGCGATCAGCCGAAGCGCTTCGCCAGCTCGGCTTTGCTCTCGGCGAACTTCTTCGGGTCGACGCCCATGAGCTCGGCCGCGGCCAGCTCCTCGGCATCAAGCCCGCCTTCCGCCGGCCTCGGCGGTTTCACCACGCCGCCGGCATGGATCGAGACGAAGGCGTTGATCTCGGTCTCGACCGAGGCGGCGTCCTTCTGGTGGCGCGCGATGTAGTGGTCGCGCAGCGGCAGGATCGGCTTGCCAGCCGCGATCGCGCCATCGACGAAAGCGACGGCCTTCTCTTTCGCCTGATCGGTGGTGAGGGTTTCGAGGCGCGACTGAAGCGAGACGACCGTCTGGCGCAGCTCGGCCTCGGAGGCAGCCGCACCGCGCGCCATCAGCTGCGTCTGCAGCTCGGACGGGGTGAGCTTCTCCAGCTCCAGGCCGGCCGCCTTGCAGTGCGCGGCGATCGTCGTGAGCTTGCCGGCGTCGGCAGCCTTGGCGGCAGCGCCCGCGACGATGTCGTCGGCCTTGGCACCGGCGGCCAGGCCGAGCGCGTCGGCGACCTTGCCGAGCGCGGCTCCTGCGACGGCGTGCGCCGAGACGCTGGTCAGCAGCGTGTCCTCGGTCGCGTCGGCGGGAAGGCCGAGCGCCTGGCGCAGCTTGGCGATGAAATCCATGGAATCGCTCCGGTTGTGCAGCGTGGTCAGGGTGAGGTTGGGATCGTTGGTCAGCGCGGCGCGCAGCAGCTTCACGACTGCGCCGCCTTCCTTGCGGGCCACGATCACCGGCGAGATGCCGCGATAGGCCTTGTCCTCCATCAGCACCTTGCCGGCGGAGGTCCATTCGACACGGCCCCAGAGACCGTCAGGCCGGGCCTGCATCTCGACGATCCAGCCGCGCGCCGGCGAGGGGTGGCCCTGGGGGCCGGCAACGTCGATGGCGTGGTTCTCGTCGATCGCGAGGCGACCGGACGCCATGGAGCTGCGGATCACATCTTCGGCGTCCTCGAGCTTGAAAGGTCCGCGTCCGTCCTGCCCCGAAAAAGTCCCGGCGGGCGTCAGGTGCACCCATTCGGGCACACCGGCCGCCGCCGGGATCTGGAAGTGGAGGGAGGAAACGAACGTCTTCATCCCGGCCAATCTGGCCGAGGCGAACGCAGCGCGGCACGCCCCGAGATCGGGGCGGCGCCTATGACGATGGCGGGAGGGGAAGTGGCGGGCCGAGCCGGGCGTCGGCTGTTGCCGACTTCCGCCTTGAGAGGCTGATCTCGGGCAGGCCCGAGATCAGTGCCGGCGCGGCGATGATGACCCGGAACCGATGGCCCGATCAAGGGCGCCCTTCAGCACATCGATGATCATCTCGCGATCCTCGTTGCTGATGCCGAGATAAGGCCGGGCCGGGATCGTCACCGAGCGCGCGTGAACGATGCGGTTGCCGAGGCGGAAGACCAGGCGGCCCGAGCCCTTTGGTCGGATGACGCCACCCTGCTGGTGGATCGCGGCATAGATCTTGTTCGAACCGACCGCGACCTGGTCGTTCCGAGCGCGATAGGTGATCGAGCTCTGAAGGCCACCGCGCATCGCACGCTCGCGCAGGATCCCGGGTCCCTTCTTGCCTGCGGCATACACGGGATTGAGCGGCGCCCAGGTTGCTCCATCCGGACCCACGCCCTCGTCCATCCGGTCCTGCGTCGACGTCACCAGGCCCGTGCCGATCGCGCGCATGATCGGCGCGGTGTCCGACACAGCCCGGGAGAGACGCTGGAACACGCTTTGCGCCTGCGACACGTCCATGCGGGTGATGAGCTGGATCCCGCTCATGGCTGCGGAGCGATCTCCTGCCAGGCCTTGCCCGGGTTGTAGTCGAAACCGGGATCGACCCCGAGGGAGCCCTTCAGAACCTCGCCGGTCCGCTTCACGATCGTCGTCGTCGGAATCCGCTCCGGCGCCTGGTCAACGCCCGTGCGGCCTTGCCGCTTCAAACGGGTTTCACTGAGCGGGCTGACGCGGCAGCCGCAGCCCCAGCCGTTCGGCGGATAGGCCCAGTCCCAGAACGGATCGGTAGCGGCGAGCACGAGGCCGTTCCAGGCGAGATGCTGCTTGCGCGGATGGCGCGCACCGGAGTGGACGTATTGCCAGTACGGGAAGGCGAGGAGCGTCTCCGGCTCGGTCTGCTGGACATAGCGGCCGGCGGAATAAGCCATCGAGAGATTGGTCTCGTAGATCACGCGGGAGCGCCAGCCCGGCCGGCCGGTATGCTCCCAACCGTGCTTCTTCACGATGTCGTCGAAGGCCGCGCGGAATTCCTGAAGGGTGGTGCCCTGTCCCAGCGCCTTGTCGATCTCTGCCTGGAAGTCCGCCACCAGCGCATCGGTGGTCGCGCCGGCCACCGTGAAGCCCTTCGCGTTGGCGCGGCCGAATACATCGGTCCAGCCGGTCGAGGTCAGATTGACCTTCTGGCGCAGGAAGGCGATCGCCTCGTCGAAGGGCAGATCCAGCACCGCGGTGATGGTCGAGAACTCGCTCATGATGCGCCTCGGACGCCGAGCCTCACAGAAGCCCGCTGGCGGCCCCTGGCGCTCAGGGCCTCAACGGCCCGGGGATTTTTTTGAAACCGAAATTGAAGCAAGCTAGGGGCCTTGCCGCCCCTATCCCGCTGGCCGGGCCGCTGCTCAGACTGCGCCGCCACCTGAACGGCCTCCTGCCTCCTCGAGGAGCGCGGCCCGGCCCGCCATATGGGCGAGAGCCAGTCCGCGGCCCATCGCTTCGGCCAGCGCCTTCGGATCGAGCTGCATCAGCGCCAGGCGCTGTGCCAGATCCTGCATGTCGGTCGCCGCGTCGAAGGCGGCGCGGATCTCGGCCGTGAGGCCCGCCATCGCGCCAGCGGCGTCCTGGGCCAGCTGCTCGGTCAGCTTCTCGACCAGGTCCGGCTCCGGCGCCGAGGCGTGGCGGGAGACGATATGGCGGAGCTGCTCGAGCGGGGACGGCTTGCCTGGGACGAAAGGGATGGCGGCGGGCTTCTGCGTTTCCGGCTTCGGCGCCGGCGGGAGTCCGCCGATCACTTCGGCATCGGGAGCAGGCTCGGAGAAGCCGAGGCGGTCGCGCAGCTCGCTTGCCTCGACCCTGAGCCCGAGCCGTCCAAGCTTCTCGACCGCGTTGACGACGTCGTTCAACGGCACTTCATCGGGCCGACCGATGTTGAGCCGGGGATACTTCGCCTGCGGTCCGAAATTGAGCGCGATGATCAGCGGGACGAGCTGCCTGGTCAGCGAGGCCGAGAGCAGCTTTGCGTCCGCCCGCTCCAGATCCTCCTGGACGAGGCGATGCTCCTGGGCGACCGCGTGCCCGCCGGAGACCGCGTCGGTGGTCGTGGTCTGGCCGAGGACGAGCTTCGAAATCTGGCGATCGAGCCAATCGGCCCGTCGCTCATAGAGCTGCCCCGGCGTCCCAGTTCCCTTCTCGACCGAGACGAACTCGATCTCCATCTCTTTCGGGATGATCGCGGCGCAGTCCCCGGCGATGTTGGCGACGGCGCGCCACAGCACCTCCTTGTCGGCGTCGGACGCGGCGCGGTCGAACTTCCCGACACGCGTGGGCATCCCATAGTTCTGGGTGAAGATCGCCCAGTCCTTCGACGTGAAGGCCTTGTACATCCACGACCAGGACGCGACGCGGGCGAGCCCGGAGCGGATGGTGAGCCCGCTTTTGGCCTTATGGCGGTGGACGATGAACTTGTGGGGCGAGAGCGGCTCGCGCGTCACGCCTTCAGCGAGCACGACAGTCTCGCCATCGGTCAGGTCGAAGTCGAACCAGCGCTGCGGGCGATAGTCGAAGCACCGCGGCAGCACCGCTTCGGGCGTCGATTCCCAGTCCGTCTCCATGACGGAGAAGCCCTTGCCGATCGCGTCGAGCATGTCGAAGAGCGCGAGCTCGAGCACGCCTTCCTTCAGCCACTCAACCAGGAAGTCCTTGTGGCGGACATGCTCCGTGTCGTCGCTGGCGGCCTCGACGTTGATCGGGAGCTGGGCGATCGCCCGGCGGCGAGTGCCCAGAACGGACATGTAATGCGGGTCGCGCTCCTCGATGTCCTCGGCGAGCTCAAGCCAGGCGAGCGCGTTGCCGGTGGCTGCCGCACGGTGGATCGACGCCAGGCGCGACGGGGTCAGCCCATCGGCCGGATGGCCAGAGATCGGCGATCGCACGCCGGTCAGCGTCGGGCCGGCCTTGGGCGGGCCGAACAGGTCCTCGTAGTCGATGGGGACCCCGTCAGGCCCTAGGATCTTGGAGATGCGCGCCATCAGAAAGCTCCTCCGCGCAGGCGCGGCGTCAGGAAGCTGCGGGGCTCGTCGTCATCGCTGGCGCCGAAGCCGCGAGGACCGTCCAGCGCCGAAGGGCCGCCCGAACTTACGGGCTGGTAGCTGTAGGGAACGAAGGGCATGCGGGTCACCGAATAGGCCAGCACGATGGCGATGCCAGCGTCGCCGTGACGAGTGCCGCCGGCGCCGGCCGCGGTGCGGACCGCCGGCAGGCTTGCGATCCCGCGGATGATCTTGAAGGCGCGCAGATCGGCGCTGACCTCGGCATCGCGCGGAACCGAGATCGCATCATCCTCGAAAGCCGCTTTCACCGGCGGCATCTCGGTCCGATACCACTCGGTCGAGAACTTCACGCCAACCATGGCCTCGCCGAAGCGCTGCGTGCCCGATTCCGCCAGGCTCGCACCGATGCCGGTGGCGTCGGTACGGCCGCCGATGAAGCGGGGTAGCCGCCGAACGATCGCGTCGCGGATCTGTTCCTGCTGCTGGAACGGCACGCGGGCGAGCTCGACCATAAACGGGATCAAGCGGCGCATCGTCCGCGTGATCTGCATCGGGCACATCACGGTCAGATCTCGCAGCCGGCCGATGTCCATGCCGAAGCCCGTCTGGAGCGCGGGGTCGAGAGTGGCGTCCATTACGGGATCCAGTTCGGTCTCGATCCAACGCCGGACCTCAGCCTGGCGGACGTGCTCCGGCAGCAGGGTGAAGGAGTCCGGGAACGACAGGCGCAGCACTGGCGCGTCGACCATGCGCGCTTCGATAAGCGGCCCCGGCAGCCAGGCGCCGGAGCCCTGGCTCGGAATGCAGTAAAGCTCCTCGTCGGCGCCATCGCCGTAGTCCGAGATCAGCTTCTCGCGCCAGTCGGCTTCCTTCTCCGGCGTCCAGTCGCCGTGCTTGTGCGGATTGATCAGGCAGATGCGCTCGAAGAGGCCGTCGCGCAGCGCGTCGTCCAGGTCGAAGCGGATCAGGCCATAGCGCAGCCGACCCGCGCGAATGTCGGTGATCAGCTGGTTGAACGGGTTGTCGGCGCCGTTATGGGTCGAGATCACCAGGACCTTGCCGCCCCAGATCAGGAACGCCATGGCCGCCTTGATCAGCTCCGCGAGATTGTCGACGAAGGCCGCCTCGTCCAGAACCGCGAAGCCCTGGCGGCCGCGCAGCGAGCGCGGCTTCGAGGACAACGCGACGATCGAGAAGCCGGAGGCGAAGTCGATCTTGAGCGCCTGGACGCCCTTGTCGGATCCGTCGTCGAAAATCACGTCGCCGGTGGAGACGACAGCCTTCTCGAAGAGCCGTGCCCAGTTGGCCGCAGCGTCGATGAACTCCTTCGCCATGTCGTGCGAAGTGCCCATGTAGAGGGTGTCCATGCCACCATCGGCACGGGACGAGGCGGAGCGCAGCACTGCGTCGGCAGCGGCACCCCAGGTCGCGCCGGTCCGCCGGCTCTTCTCCACCACGACGACGTCATGAACCGCGCACTGACGGACGATCTCGGCCTGGTAGTCGAGCAGGACAGAAGTCTCGCGCCAGTCGGCCGACGTGGCGCGGCCCTGCTGGCGCCTCAAATCCCCCCATCGCTCACGCGTCGGCCGGTCAGCCGTCGGCGCTTCACTTGCCGGGTTCATCGCGTACCCCGAACAGCTCGCGCTTGAAGGTCTCGGTCACCTCGGCCGACAGGCCCTTGACCTTGCCGACCTTCTCGATCGCCGCCTCGGCCTTGGCCTTGAACTCGCCCTCCAGCTTCGTGCGGCGCACGGCGGACATGGCCTGGCCCTTGATGGTGTCGTGATAGGCGCGGGCGAGCTCCATGGCCTGCTTGGGGGAGCGCTCGGCGGTGTCGGCCTGGGTGAGCTCGAAGACGAGCATCTTGATGAATTCGCCGAGGACGATGTTGTTGTCGTCGACCTTCTCCGGCGTGAACTGATCGGCGATGCCGGTGAAGATATGGCGCGCCTCATCGAGCCGGATCTGCACGGCGCGCAGCTTCAGCGCCTTGCGGTTGAAGGCAGAGGAACTGATCGGATCGACGCCCTTTGCAGCGAGGCGGTCGTTCAGCTCGAAAAGAATGTCCTGCTGGGTACGCTGCCGCTGATTGAGCTCGCCGATCGCCCAGACGATGTCGTCCTGCGCCTCGTCCGGGACGAGGTCTAGGGACGAGAGCCGGTTCTTCGTCCCGGCCATGGCTCAAGCCTCCTGGCGCGACGGACGCTTGACGCCCTCGATGACAAGGCGGCGCCCGACATGGTCGGCACCCTTTGCCGTCAGGGACGCAACCCGCACTGTGCCGGCGGTGAGAACGGAAACCGCGCCCATGCCGCCGAGCCAGTTAAGCTCGTCATGCACCCACTCGCGGCTCTTGGTGATGCCGTAGAGCTCCAGCGTCTGGCGCAGCAGTTCGGAGTTCAGGCGGCCATCGGGCTGCTCGTCGAGCGCGCGCAGCAAAACCAGGCGGGCTTCCTCGCGGATGATGCGGTCCATGCTCATCGCTTGGCCTGCTCCAGCAAGAATTCCTGCAAGCGCTCGGAGATGGCCGCGACAGGCTTCAGCTGTTCGCCCATGGCGCGCATCTCGCCCTTCAACTCGGCCAGGGACAGCTGGATGGTATGGACCGAGCCGCGATCGGGAAGGTGCCGGAACTCGTTCTCCAGTGCCGACACCCGGTCCTCGACCTTGTCGATCTTCTCGACGGCATGAACGAACTTGCCATCCAGGGACGAAATCGCCCGCTCATGATCGGCGCGGGTGACGAACTTGGTCGCGATCGCCAGCACGGCGAGCTGGCTGATCAGCACCAGTGCCGAGCCATAGTTCTGCATGAAGCCGATAAAGTCGTTCACGGGGCGGCTCCATCGACGGCCGCGACCGCAGCCGCCCGTCTCGACTCGCAAATGCGCAGGGATGTGCGGTCCCGGCCCCAACCCGTGGTGACCTCGCTCGCGGAGAGGTCCCGGTCCGGCAGGCGCACGGGATCGGCGCAGCGCTGGCGGGCCGCCACCGGAATCTCGGGCTTGAGGAATTCGACCTTCACGGTCGGCTCAGGGCCTGGCACCGCCGAGCACCCGGACGCGATCGCGCCGGAGCCCCAGATCAGCACCGCCAGCAAGGGCCGCATCGTTCGTCTCCAACTGCTTCAACTGCTCTTGAAACCGCGCTTCCGCATCGCGGGTTGCGGCGTCGGCTCGGGCGGACGCGATGGCCTGGCCGGCCTGGGCGGCGGAGACGGCTGCATTCGCCTCGGCGATCTGCGCCTTCCATTTGGCGTCCTGAAGCTCGCGGGCGATCGCCGCAGCTTTGTCCTGCCGCCGGCCGATCTCGACCAAACCCCGCCAGAAGCCCACGCCGCCGGCTGCGAACAACCCCGCGACGACGAGGACGAGAACGATTGCCTTCCAGTTCCTTGCCGCCCATGCCGAGAGCATCACAGGCCCTCCAGGCAGAGCTCGCGCTCGCCGATGCGCTGGGCGTCGCCATCCTCGCGCCGGCGCTTCAGCCCTTCGACGATCTGGCCACCGGCGCGGTTGAAACGGGTGAAGGCCTCGCAGCTCTCGCGATAGCGCCCCTGCCGGCCGAGTTCGGCCGCCGTGGACTTGCAGATGGCGCCGACGCCGACATTGTAGGAGGTGGAGATCGCCACGGCCTGCCAGCTCTTCGGCTTGTCGGCGAAGCCGGCGATGCAGCGGGTCAGCGGAACGTAATAGTCGGCCATGACGCGCCTGGAGAGCATCGCCTTGCACTCGACCGGCGGGAAGCTCATGCCCGGGCGCACCGGCTTTCCGTCGACGCGCGTCTCGCCGTAGCAAATGTCCCAGATTTTGGCGTAGCGATCCCAATGCGAGCTGGTGACCAGCCCCTCCCAGGGCTGGATCAGCGCCGTCGTCGCCAGCGTCACTGCCGTGGCGGCGCTGGCGATCGCGAGCTTGGCGCGCCTACTCGCCATCGGCCGCCCCCGAAACGGTCTCCTGCGCCACCAGGCGCGCGATGAAGGCGCCAGCGGTTGCGAGGAAGGAAAGGCTGGCGAAGACGCCGGCGGGGAGCGGGACGACCTCGCGGATCAGCGGCAGCGCGATCTCGGCACCCGACAAGAGGCCCGCCGCGACGATGAGGCGGATCGACCAGGCGTGCCTCAGCACGCGCTTCCAGTTCCAGACAAGTTTCACGAGGCGGCTCCGGTGCCGGACGTCGGCCCGGCAAGAGCGCAAAGGATGCGAGGATTGGCCGCGAACCGGCACGCCCCGAGATCGGGGCGGTCAGGGAAACAGGTCGAGCTGGGCGGCCTGAGGACGCCCGAGGCGCTGAAGAATGTCGTGCACCGTATTTTCGGTGCAGCCTGCCCGCAGGGCCGTCTGGCTGCGGTTCAGGCCCATGGCGATGTAGCAGAGCACCCGCCACTGCCGACCGAGCGGAACCTTGATCTCGCCGGCGCCGTACTTTCGGTACAACTGCACAGCCGCGTCAAGCCCGACGATCTCGGCGAGTGTGCTGTCCTCCGATCTTTCCGGGATCCACAGGCGCGTGCCGCCCCGCGCCTCGAGCAGCTTCAAGGTCGCGTCTGCGCCGACCAGATCGACGAAGCGGGCGACGTCCTCAGTGGCTGGCGGCAGGCCGCTCATCGCCGCCTCCGGCGTCGGTCGCGGTCATCGGCGATGACGGTAACGAGGGTGCTGTCCTCGACGACGTAGCGCAGCCCATCGACACAGATGGCGAATTCGGCGACGCCCGCGCGCTCGGCCGCCTTGCGTCCCCGCTCCAGCGAGCTGGAGATCATTCGGCGCAGCTGCTCGACATCGAGCGCGCCGGAACGCTCCAGGAAGCGGACGAGAGCATGATCGGTAACGTGGATCATCGCGGGCTCCGTTCCGCCAGGAGGCGCTTCTGCCAGGCCTTGAGCTGCTCGATCGCCTCGCGCGCCTGCAGCGGCTTCAGGAATTCCGGCGCGGCGACCTGAAAGCGGCCGAGCACCCAGGCTCGCAGGGCGTCGCGATCAAGCGGGCCGGCATGCAGCGCGCCCCACAGCGCATAGATCTTGCGGGTTTCGGCGCGCTCGGCCGGCGGCCTGGTGGATTCGCGCGGCTGCCAGCCGAGGCGCTTGAATTCGTCGATGACGGCGATCGCCGCCTTCTCGGAGAGATCCTTTGCGCTGGCGACCTTGCCGACACGCTGCAGCAGCGCGCGATATTCCGCGTCCTGGAGCCCAAGCTCCTTCTTCGCGATGTGGATCTTGGCGAGCATGGCGGGGTGGCTCATCGGGACGAGCTCCTCGGTGTGCTTCGGGCGATCGCGGCGACCAGCTCGACCCGGCGCTTCGTCAGCCGCTTCAATTCGGTTTCAACGATGGTTGAACGGCGCGGCGCCACCCGCGCGATGACCGCGGCCATCTTCTCGCGCTCCTCATCCAGGCGCCGGAGCTCGTCCTTCGCTAGTAGCACGGAGATCGCGCTGGCGTCGGACGGGGCTGGGCGCGGGGCAAGGAAGCGGCGCATGGTCAGGCGGCCTCGCGATCGAACTTGCCCGCCTCGTCGCCCCAGCTGGTCCAGCCTGGGCGATTGCGGCGTGAGAAGATGTCGGCACGGCGCAGCGCCTGCGGCATCATCCGCTCGGCGATCGCATAGCCCTCGTCCGGCTTTTCGGAATGGCGACCGAGCGGCGCCAGGAAGGCGGTGCGGATCGTGCGAACACTCTCCGGCCGGCCGAGCGTGCAGATGATGAAGGGCTCCGAGGCGCAGCGCAGACGATAGCCCGTGCCGAAGCCCAGCTTGCCGTTCTTCGTGGTCTTCACCCACACGCCGGTCGTGACGAACTTCAGCCCGAGGCGACGGCAGAGCGCGATCTGCTGGTCGATCATCGGATGCGTCGCCCACACCCAATAGATCGCATCGCCGCGGCCGAGATCGGCGATCGGGAAGGTGGCGCACTGCTCGATCGAGAGCGTCTTGTAGTGCGCCTCGGGCGCCTTTTCCTTCTTTCCCGCCTCGCTCCACGCCTCGAAGCGCCATGGGAAATCCACCATGACGAAGTCGAAGGACATCGGGACGAGATCGCCGAAGCGCCAGTTCATGCCGACACCTCGAACAGCTCGCGCTGGAAAGGGGCGAGGCCGTCCAGGTCGCCCCACTGATCGGCCATCGCCTCCGCAATCCCCGCAAAGAAGCGCGAGCGATCACGAGCCCGATCAGGGTTCCAGCCAGACGAGCGATGGATCGCGGACCAGGCCTTGTGCTCGGTCGAGCCAGGTGCCGGGGGTGTCAGACGGTTGGTCGGGCGCAGCTCGGGCAGGCGGCGAAGGTAAAGGCCGGTGCCCTTGAATACGGGTTCGCCAAACCACCATGGCTGAATGATCTGCGCCGGCCGGGCATAGTCGACGATGCGCGCCTTGGCGTGGCGATGCATGATCGGGTTCTCGACGCAGATCCGCTCGATCGGCGCGTTCCAGAAGGCCGAGAAGAGAGCGGCGCCCTCTTCAAGCTCCGCCCACATCTCATCCCGAGTGCGCCCTGGTGGCGGCGTCGACAGCCAGCGCACTCCGGAGTTGCAGAGCCTGGTGCACGGGGGATGCGCGACGACGAGCAGATCCCAACCGTCGCCAAGCATTTCACGAGCGTCGCCGGTCACATGGCGGTTGCTGCCATCCTCAGCGGCCATCAGGTCGCACGACCAAGCGTCGTGGCCACGCGCCGCGAAGGCGCGTCGGACGATGCCAGAGCGTTCGCACGCGACCAGCACTCTCATCGCGCCGGCTCCCCGCCAGCCGATTTCGAGGCCTTGCCGTCGAGCAGCTCCGCGACCTCGCCCATGTGGTTCCAGAGCAGGGCGCGGCGCTCGGCCGGGATCTCCAGCAGCTTGCGGATCTCGGGCTCGTGCGACTGCAGCCAGCGCAGAGTCTTCACCGCTGCTTCGAGCCGGTCGGCGTCGTAGCGGGCCTGCGCCTCCGGACGGAGCTCACGGATGTTCTTCGCGCCGTTGCACAGGCTTTGCTGGCGCCGGAGCGCGAATTCGACGGCTTCCCGTTGCTGGGCCAGGGAGACCTTCGGGAAGGTCATGCTAGCGCCCCTACTGGAGCGTCGATTCGTGAGTTGCTTCGCTTTCGAGTACAGGCTGAATTCCTGTAACCCGAAGAGGGGTAGCTTAGATGGTCGGCCTTGCTATCGCCGCAGTTGGTGTCGTTTTGCTCTTGATCGGCGGATGGCCGATTGTTAGCGCACTCTTTGAGAAGTCCCCCGTAGCATCGGACGCCGTCGTCCACGCAATGGTGCAGCAGAGCTGGGTGCTGGATTTCTTTCACACCCTTACTTCCTTGGGACCTATCTTTTGGCTCGGGTGCATCCTGGCTTCGGCCGGCACCTGGATGGCCTTGCACCCAGACAAGTCGCATTGACGCAGGCCTGATTGCTTGAAGCCGAGTCATTCGAAGATATCCGTCAGTTCCGGCAGGGTTTCGAGACCGGGCGTGCGGCGGACGACGGTGAAGTCGTGGGCCGGCGCCGGAGCGGACGCGACCGGCGCGTAGGCGATCATGTGGTGGCTTAGGCAGTAGCTGCTGTTGCGCAGCACGGGCGCGCCGCAGACACGGCGGCCGTTGAAGATGTCGCGCGGCTCGCCTTTCCTGGCCGGAACGGGCTCACAGACGATCCAGCGGCATTGGCCATGCTCGGCCTTGGAGAGCAGGACGCTCATATCGGCTCTCCTGCGATGATCCGGCAGTCCGCGGCCGGGACGGCAAAGACCAGGCCGTCATCGGTGCGAATCCGGAGGTGGCTTTCGGAGCTCGGGCCGACGACGCGCGCGGTGAAATGCAGCTCGCCCTTCTCGTGGTCGAAGGTATCGACCTGGACGAGCGCCTCTCTCGGGAAGTCGGCTGGCGTTGGGTGCGGGGAGCGAAGCGACATGCGGCCCCCCCTCAGCTCATCGCCTGGCCGGCCGGGTCAAAAGACCCGTCAGCTCGCTGCGCATGAACCCGGAACTGCATTTTCAGCAGCTGATCGAGCCGCTGGTGCAGAACGTCGCCGATCGGCGCCGTCACCCCCACGAGGTCGTTGTTGACGGCCGTCTTCAACAGCGAGATGGCCGACATCAGGACCGCGTCGAGCACGATGGTGGAGGCAACAGCCGGGCTGTGACCTTGCCCCCGCAGGGCGCCGAGAGTGCTGACCAGGGCGGTGGTCGTCTGAAAAGAGATCCCGTTGATCAGTGGCGAAACGGCTTCGTTGTCTCGATCGAGCGCCATGTTCGCCTCCCTCACGCGGCTGCGAGGTCGATGGTGACCGTCTGGAGGGCACCCTGCTCGTCGCGGGTCCGGAAGCGGAGATAGGCCTTCGTGCCGATCACGCGGATGCTGTCACGGATGGCCTCCATGGCGCTGACCCAGCGCGTGTCCTCGACTTCCATGGCGAGCAGGGAGAACAGCTCGCCGCGGTTGATCTGGCCCTCCTTCTCGACGCTGAAGACGCGGTTCACCAGCGAGCGCAGCACCTCGTGGCTATCGGAGCCCCATTCCTTCAGGCACTCATCGACCAGGCGCTTGGCTGCCTGCAGCTCGGGCCCGAAGGCGATCTGGTCGGCGATCTTCACTTCGACGCGCATGCTGTCGTCGAAGGTTGAGAAGGTGGCGTTGCCTTTCGGGCCGCCCGCCTTGGCGCCGTATTGCTGCTCCAACAGTGACTGGAAGGCGGCCAAATCCTCGAAGGTGTGGCCTTTGAAGCGGCTGATCTGCGCCGACAGGTCCTGTGCGAAGCGCATCACCTTGCGGACCATCTCGTCTTCGAGAACCCGCTGCGGCTTGATCTGGCCAAGGGCGATCAGGTTGCCCTTGGCGTCCTGCATGAACTTCGTGCCGCCCACCTCGACGATGCCTGCCGAGACGGCGGCGGTTTCATCCAGGACGTCTTCGGCGGGGGCATGGAGGCCAGCGTGTGTGATGACGGCTTCGGCGACGCGCTCGTAGACCTTACGCCCTTCTGCGGTCAGAGCTTCATAAGCGACGGCCGGCATGTCGCCGTCCCCGCCGAGAGCTTCATAGGCGGCGCGGCCGAGGGCTTCGCGCGAGACGTTCTCAAGCTGCATCGGATTGCTCCATCTGGGAGGAAAGCGGGGAAGGCGTCGGGCTGTCGTCTTCGCCGAGCAGCTCGACGATCAGGCGGGACATCGCGACGATGTCGGCGACGGGCACGCGGGTGGCCTCGCGCTCCGGCGCGGCCATGATCCGGCGGGCGGTGGCGAGGGGATCGGCGCTCTCGGCCAGGCGGTGGATGCCGGCGCGCTCCAGCGCCAGCAGGGTGCCCATGATGGCGTCGGTCTGCTGCCGGAACTGCGGGCTGACGCGGCGCAACTCCTCGATCTTGTCGACGCCATGGATCACGCTGGCGTGGTGGCGGCCGCGCGAGAGCTGGCCGATCACCGGGAAGGACAGCGGCGTGACCTTGCGCGCGAGCCACCAGCAGAGCTGGCGTAGCTGCTGCAGCTCCACAGGCCCCTTGTCGTCGTGAAAGATCTCGAGCCGCGAGCGACCGGACACGGCGCAGACGGCGTGCACCACCATGTCGAAGCTGACGTGACGGTCGCTCATGCCGCGTCTCCGCCGGAACGATCGTCGAGGGCATGCGGCCGCGGCCGCGGCACGATGGGGAAGGTGGTGACGTTGCTGCCGGCGATCGGCATGGCGAGGGCGGAGAGGCCGGGACGCGAGACTGGCTGCGGCCCCTCCGCATCCAGCATGCGCTGGAGTTCCTGCTGCTGGGCCTTCAAGGCCGCTTGATAGCCGGATGAAACGGGCTCGGCCGCGACACGGTCGAGGTCGCCGGCGACGAGCAGCAGCTCGTCTTCAATCTCCGGGACGAGCTCGGCCTGGGCGACGACGCGATCGGCTTCCTTGCCGGCCTCAAGCAGCAGCTCAGCGGTCCGCTCGCACTGGTCCGGCGTGAGGCCGACGCCCGATCGGGCCGACCGCCGGAGGAATGCAGCGACGAACCGCAAGTCGATGGGAAGGGAGCTGGCCATGTCAGCGCTCCCACCGGCTGTAGCGCTGGCGGAAGGAGCGCTCCTCCATCCCCTCCAGCGCGGCGAAGCCGGCCAGGCCGGCGAGACCGACGCCAATCCCGGCGGCAGCGAAGTAGGCCTGGACCTCAGGTACCACGATCTGGAAAGCCAGGCCGGCGCAGAAGGGGCCGAGCATGGCCGCGGCGCCAGCGGCGAGTTTGAGCAAGCCAGAAAACATCAGGCGGCATCCCTCTGCTGACGATGGGGGCAGGTTTTGCAGGCGTGGAAGAGCCGCGCGCGGGTCGAGTTCGTCGCGGCGAAAGGCGTCGCCTGTTCATTCAGGCAGCGGTCGCGACCGATCTCAGCCAGGATCGGGCACATGACGGTCTCGCCCATCAATGCCCCGCGGATCTTCGCGAAGACCTTGGGGAGGTCACCCGGATATTTGCGAGCCAACACATGGCTGACGACGGCATTCGAGTAGCCGAGTTTCAGCGCGACAGCGGATTGCGATCGCGTCTGGCACGCCTCGGCGAGGATGATGACCTCGACGGGAATGGTCTCGCCCCAGGCGAGGCGGGCACGCTCTATCGGATCAGGCCGGAGGGGCTTACTCATGCCGCCCTCGCGTCGACTTGCGAACCGTTAAGGTTAACGGACCGCATCAAATTAAGATCGAAGCTGATGCTGCTCCCGCGAGCGAGGATCGGCGCGCGCGGCCCGGTGTTCCGAGCTGGAATTAGCGAATACAGGCGGACGCGGGAGCGGTGCACCGTTCCTGAGGCACGAACGTAGCCAGCCCGCACGAGGCCGCTGACATAGTCCAAGGCTCCATCCTGCGAGACCGGCACCTCGTCCGTGGCCGAAGTCACAGCAAGTTCGGCAATCGAGAACGTGCGCAGCGAGCGGATCGAGTTCCAGATCGCGTGCTGACGCTCCCCACCGCTCACATGTCCGCGGCGATGAGGCGGTGCGTCTCCCGACGACATGATCCGGTAGCGGGCTGCAAGGCCGTCGCCGGTCCGGGCGATGACCTTCTCGCTGGTGAGAAAGCCGAGATAGCCCCGGACGAGCCGGCCGACGTCCTGACCGAGGATATCGGCCAATGCGCGCTCGCCGAACTCTCCGAAATGGCTCTCCAGGATGCCCATCAGCCGCCATATTTTCTGATATTCGCTGGAAACCATCAGGCGACCCTCCGAGTGCGGAGCGGTGGCGTGCCGGTATAGAGCTCGGGAAGGACGCCACCGGCCCGCAGCTCCGAGAGGCCACGGCTCAAGGCGAATTCCCGGATCCGGAAGAGGTTCGTCACCACCCGGCGGGCGCGGCCATCCGAGACGCGGCGGATCTCGTCGAGGATGGCGTCGTCGATCGCGATGCCGGGGCAGAAGACATGCGCCAGCTTGCGAACGTCCTCGATGTCGACCGGCTGGGCCGCGACCCAATCGAGCACGCGGTTATGGACCCGCTCGATCTTGCTGAGCTTCTGGGGCAGCAGTTCCTCGCCGATCAGGATGACCGGGATCTGCGCGCCCTCCTGGATCTCGCGCATCAGCTCGACCATGCCTTTGTCGACGAGCTTGTCGGCCTCGTCGACAAAGAGCGGGGGATGGTCGGGCTCGGCCAGCCGGATGATGACCTGCTCGGTCAGCGTCGCCACGGTGCCGCGCGGGTCGCGCACGCCGAGCTCCTTCAGGATGGCGCAGACCAGCGTCTTCTTGGTCCAGCTGTCGCCGATCTCGATGCGCGGGCCGCGGGTCTTATTCTGGCCGAAGATGGCCGCATAGGTCTTGCCGTATCCGGACGGGCCGTGGACCACCCCGAACCCAGGCATATGGGCGCCGCGGCTCCTCAGCCGCTCAATCAGGCCCATCATCGCCGCGACGTTCTTCAGCGGCGCCAGCGTTGCGGGGCGCGAGAAAGCGTCGGGCTTGTCATTCGTCACGATCATGTTCATCCTTGACCTCGCATTGACTTGATCAGCCCCGGTTCGCCGGGGCTCTTTTTTTGGCCAGGCTCAGAGCAACGCCGCCTCGCCGAACTCCTCGAACATCCCGTCCAGAGCCCGCTTGTCCGGGCTGTTGGCGAAGCCGCCGTAGAAGGCCGCCTCGTCCGGCGTGATGGGCTGGCCGGCTTCCAGGCGGTCATGCAGCCCGAGCCAGCGCCGGTAGCGCTGCTGCGGCGTCTCGCGATCGCGCAGGGCGCGGACATTGGAGGGCTTGGGCGCAGGCTCTGCGGCCTCCGCCTCGATCTCCGCGAGGATCCGCGCATCGGCATCGGAAAGCGGACGGCTGGACGGCGCATCGCCCCGGCGCATGGCCGCGATCTCGATGCCGGTATCCAGCGCGGGCGTCGTGTGGATCTCGGAGCGCTGCGGAAAGGCAACGAGGTTGCCGGTGAGCTTCGCGGCCTCCGCCATCCGATGATCGAGCACCGTCCGATCAGTGACCCGTTTGGAGCGATGCATGGCCTTGGCATCGGCCATCTGCTCCTCGACCATGCGAGCCTGCATCGCCCTGCGTTGCGCCTGCAGCTCGACCGGGTCGATGCCGGCAAGCTCGGCGCAGACAGCGCGGCCGAGCGGCCGATCCATGCTCTCGTCGGCGAAGAGCCAAATGGTGCCCTTGTCCGCGGGATCGAGCGTCACGAAAACACGCTCGCCCGGCAGGATGCCCATTGGCTGGTAGTAGAAGTCGTCGAGCAGGATGCCCTTCTTGCCAACTGTGCGGTAGCCGTCGCCCTTGGGGGCCTGCATCAGCAGAGAAGCCAGCGCATCGGCATCGACCGTGCGGATCGGATGGGTCGAGGACGCCGCCTTCGCGAAGGGCGTCATCTTCTTGAGGCCCCGATGCTCGTGATGGGCGTAGAGCCCCTCCGCCCAGCTGTCGCAGATCCGCTGCAGCTCCTCGCCGGTCATCGTGACGTTGAAGGCGGCGTTCTCCTGTCCCAGCCGCTGCGAGAAGGCCTTGCGGCCCTCGATCTTCTTGCGCTGGGCGACGTTGTGGCCGACGAACCCCTGCAGCATGCGGGCGCAGTCGGTCTGGAAGGTCCGGATGTTCCGCTCGACGACGCCCTTCTGCCACGGCGAGAACGCCTGAGAGCGGATCGCCTCGATCTGGAGCCGGGCGAAGAGGCGCACGGTGGCGCGGGCGATGAAATCCGAGCCGTTGTCGGTCTTCACCGCGTCCGGCACGCCCCAGGCGAGGATCGCCTTGCGCATGAGGAGCTGCACGGCCTCGGAGCGCGGCGTCTTCGAGACAAAGAGGATGATCCGGCGCGACCAGTAATCGATGCAGACATAGATGTGGTGGCGGCCATCGACGCACATGGCGTCGACGGGCGAGGCGTCGATCTGCCAGAGGGCGTTGAGGTGCGGCGCCATGAAGTCGAAGGAGCCGGAGACGCGCATCTTGTTCCGGAACCCGTCCGGATCGACCATCTTCAGCAGGCCGGCAGCGTATTCCTGTTTCCAGGCGTTCAAACGGATTTCAAAGGCGCGCTGGCCCGGCAGGGACAGGCCCGCGACCCTGAGCCGGGACTCGAATTCGCCCTTCACCGCGCCGTAGATCTGCGTCGCGGTGTAGAGGTCGTTCAGCGAATGCACGGCGATCGCGAAGGTCTTGATCTCGCCGTCGAAGGCCGCGTCCAACACGCCCTGGCCGCGCCGTCCGGCGCCGCGATCGACGGCAAGCCGGTCGGTTTCGCCCTCGCGGGAGGCCGCGAGCCAGCGCAACACCGTGCGGGTGGACAGACGCGGCAGGACCTGCGCCGCCCAGTCGGGCCGCTCGATCCTGCCGAGGTTGTAGAGATCAACGAAATGGCTGATCGCCAGCGTCTGCTTGAGCTGGGAGGCACGGGTGAAGTCCTTCAGGGCGCCCAACACGGCCAGCCTTGCATCCAGCTGCAAGGTCGAAGCGCGGGTGGCGGCCGCCGGCGGCTCCGGCGCCGCCTGCAGGGCCTGCGCCGCGGCCGAAGCCTCCTCCTGAGCGGCCTGAGGGCCGAGATAAGCGATGCGGGCCGCGATCGGCAGGAGCCGGTAGTGATACTCGACACCGCCGCCGCGCCCGGCGCGCTGGCGCACAAGGCCCGAGAAGCGCGCCCAATCTTCGCGCTCGGCCAGCATCCGGACGCCGCGATCGGTCGCGGGCAGTCCCGGCAGCGCCAGATCGGCGATTTCGGCGGAGGTCAGCCAGGACTTCACGCGGCGTCACCCTTTTTCGCGCGGGCGGTTTTGGCCGGCGGGGTCAGGGCCGCGATGCGGTTGGCGACCATCGTCGCGAGCGTCTGGAGGTCGGCCAGCGACATGCGCGGGAGCATTGGTTCGATACGGGTGAGCATGCGATCTGCCTCCCGGACCGCGCCGCCGGACGGCACCAGGCCGGCCGCCTCGCGCGCCTTGGCAACGGTGGAGGCGCCGGCCTTGATGGCGCGGGCGACCGCGAGCTGCTGCTCCGGCTCCAGCTCGGCGAGAGCCTGCAGCTGCGCCTGATTGTCGGCGACCTTGGTGCCTCGGATCGCGGCGACGGTGTCGGGTGCGAGCTTACCAGCGAGCTCACGGCACCGATAAATCGACGTCTTGCCCAAGCCAGTCCGGCGGGAGGCTTCCTTGGAGAATTCGGACCAGTTTCCCAAGTTGGAAAACTGATTTTTCTCGCGCCATTTCTTCGACTTGCGATCGCCGCCATTCTGCGCGCCGGCCTCGGCAGCGAAAATGTCTGCGAGGCGCCCCACGAAGACGGCACGATCGAGCGCGGTGAGCTCGTTCCGGATCAGATTCGCGTGGATCTCGTGCTTCTCGCGCTCCTCGCGGGTCAGTTCGCGAATGCGGGCCGGAATGGTGGTGCGGCCGAGCAGCTTGAATGCTTCGAGACGGTTCTCGCCATCGACGAGGACATAGCGGTTGCCTCCGCCCAGCGTCGTCGCCACCGCGATCGGCTGGTGCAGATAGGTTTCCGAGACCGAGGCCGCGATCATCTCGACATAGGCGCGGTCGACCAGCCGCAGACGGTCGACGACGTCGATCGCCGCGATCTCGATCTCGATCTCGTGTTCAGGCAGCGCGAGCGACGAAGTGAGGTCCAGCACGTCGCGCATCAGGCGGCCCTCTTGGCCGTGCGGCCGCGACGGACAAGGCGCTCCCCCGTCGGCGACCAGCGCTCGGGCCAGAGGATGTGAAGCGGGATCTTGAGCGCCTTGGAGATCGCCTTCTCGGCGCGGAGCTGCGGGCGCTTGAACGACGCGCGGAGAGCGACGTCTGTCACGCCATATCGCTGGGCAATTGCCGGCAAAAAGCGAAAGTCGGACTTCCGAACGGCGGCTAGGATGTCGGCTTCGTGCATGCAAGACTGTCCGATTAGCGGCCTGGGCCGCTTTCTGTTAACTTTGTCAGTAACGAACGATACCGTATCTATCTTTTTGGATATACGCAAGCGCCATGTCGACACATTCGGATATCGATGCCTCCGAAGAGGGTGATTCCGCCTTGCTGATGCGCTTTAAGGAGGTTCTGGAAACGATTCCTTCGCTCCAGACAGCTTCCGAACTGGTGGGATATTCGACCCAGCAGATCGCCAAATGGAGAGATGGAAAGGCGCGGCTACCCTTTAAGGCGGCGGCGACCCTGGCCCGCGCGGCGAATCGCTCCGTGGATTGGCTCGCATTCGGAGCCGAGTCGCTTTCGACGGCCATGAGCCACCGACTCGAGCGGGTCGCGGACAATGACGACGTCGTCACGATCCCGTTGCTCGACGTCATCGCATCAGCTGGCCCAGGCGTGGAGAATCCATTCCCGCTTGAAGTCGATCAGTTGCCTTTCCCGAAACGCTGGCTCACCGAGCTGGGCGTGCCCGAGCGCTACGCTCGGTTCCTCGGGGCTCGCGGCGACAGCATGGAACCCACGATCCGGGATGGGGCGATCTGCCTCGCGGATACGCGTTTCCAGACCCCAAGGATCGAAGGGGTCTACGCCCTGGTCGATGGGAACGACGTTCGGATCAAGCGGATTGGTCGCGGCTGGGAGGGCAAGATCGTGCTCATAAGCGACAATGAGCGCTATGCTTCCGATACGCTTTCGGCTCCAGACGGCGAGGCGCTGAGGATCGCCGGGAAGATCGTGTGGGCGGGAGGGAAGATATGAGAATAACTTTCGCAATAGCGATGGTCGTTTGGGGGGCGCTGCCCGTGCAAGCCCAGCAACGCCACCCGATGGTTTCCAAAGTCATCGAGATTGCCGTTGCGGGCCGTGTCGTGGCGGCCAAATGCCCAGGCTGGACTATCAACCCGAAAGTCACGGCGCTCGCGGCTATGGCAGCGAGTTTTGCTGGGCAGCAGGCCGCGCTTGACGCCGTTCGGGAAGAAGAGATTCAAGCACTCACCGAACGGGCGATGAAATCCTCTCTTACGACGCCGTCTGAATGTGCCACCTTATCGGGCCAGACCATGCCTGACCCGTTTTCCGAAGGTCGAACTGTGGCCTTATTCGTGCACGCTCAACAGTGAGGCTTCTATGAGATGGCTCGTGCCGCTGCTCCTCTGTACCTATGCGACTGCCGGAGCGGCCCAGGATCTCAAGTCGATGACGCTTGCGAACGAGCTGGGTTCGGTCTTGGCGTCGGAAGAACTCTGCGATCTGTCCTATAACCAAAGCGCGATCGCCGCCTTTATCGAGAAGCGGGTGAAGGCCGATGATCTCGGCTTCGCCACCAATCTGCGGATGATGACCGCGGGCCAAGAGTTCCAGCTTAAGGGTATATCGGCGTCCTCAAAAACGGCGCACTGCGCCCAGATCCGGAGAGTCGCTAAGGCGTACGGCTTCGTCAGCTGAGAGACGCGGCGGCCTTGAGGCCGCCGCTCCGGCTTCAGGCCACCTTCAAATCCGCTTCGCCGAGCCGCCAGCTGTCGAAATCCGCATCACTGGCGTCGGCCAGGCCGTCCACCTCGGCAGGCAGGATGCCGTGCCGCGCGATGATCACCGCGTCCTCGAAATCGCCGGTGGCCGGCGAGCCGGTGCGCCGGAAGGCGACGACGCCGGCGCGGATATCCTTGAAGCGGCTGAAGACCCGCATGGCGTGATCATGATCGGTCGCCGGGATGGGCTCGTCGGCCGAGATGCCGCCCCGGCTCCCCTTCACCGCCTTGAAGGGCTGGACGACGAAATAGGTGAGCTGCTCGACGGTCTCCCGCTTGGGACGTGCCTTACTCATGGCTCTTTCCTTTTGATGGCGCCCCGCGGACGCTTGCGAGGCCCTTCATCGAAGCTTAACCATGAGAACAGAGCAAGAACGAGACATGACACGGGGAGTCAGGAATGGGCGGGCCTGTGAACAGCGAGGATGAATTCAGGCGAGCGGACCGGGCGGCGAAACGCGACGGCCGTTGGCTGGTCGCGATCGTGATCGGCGCGGCTGCGCTGGGCCTGGTGCTGCGCTGGTGGGTCCGGTGA